GGACAGTTCTAACAACTCACCCGTAGATGCTGAACAAAATCGATTAAACGGAAGAATTGTCATAGTTCCGACAAGGGCTGTTGAATTTATTGCTATTGATTTTATAATAACAAACTCGGGTGTAAGTTTTGAGTAATATATATTTAAGAATATACGGAGAACACACATGTCAGAATTAGTATTTAAAAGTGCAGGGGTAAGTACTAGAGAAATTGATCTTTCAGCACCAAGTTCAGGTCAGCCTGTTGGTGTCCCTGCAGGTGTAATTGGTACCGCTAACGAGGGGCCTGCCTTTATACCTACAACAGTTTCGTCATTTAGCGACTTTCAAACAATTTTTGGTGCTACAGATGGAGAGAAATTTGGACCTTTAGCCGTAAGTCAATGGCTTAAAAATGCAAGATCATGTACTTACATGAGAATTCTTGGAGTTGGAGACGGAAAAAAGAGAAATACTGATGGTACAGTTACGAATGCTGGGTTTATTGCAGGAGGAGAGATAGTTCAAGACGGTGGTTCAGTTGGAGCAAACAAGTTTGCTAATCACGGAGTTTCTGGAGTAACAGAAGGTCGTGTTCATTTTCTTGGATGTTTCATGTCAGAATCTGCAGGTAGCACATACTTTAGCTCTGCTGGAATACAAAAGACTGAAACAGCTGCAACTTTTTCCCTAGTGTCAGATGCTTCTGGAAAACCAACAAATGGACACACACTGACTATTGTAGATGCAGCCGGATTAAAGCTAGTTTTGACTGCAAATGATGCTGAACAGCATGATCATGCATACGCATCCGCAGATTTTTCTCAATCTGCGGGCAGTAAGCTTATAACAGCACAGCTACATACAGACGGAATTGACGCAGCTGCAAAACTAGCATTGACGATAGCTAATGCTCTAACTTATGCAGTTGCAAATCACGGTTTCGGTATCAGCGCCGGAGGTTATTCATCAGGCGCAACAGTTACCCTAACGTCACTTCACCTTGGAGAGATTGGAAATAGATGCTCACTGACATTTAGTCATGCCGCTTTCGGTAATATGCTCAATCCAAACATTGCAGCAAATACACCCACAACATTTTCAGGTGGGCAAGGGGGAGCGGTCCCAATTATTCGAGGCGTTATACTTACACCAAGTGGTGTTGTCGCTTCACTAAGCGGTTCAAGCAGTGCGACAAGCATCATTACTGGTGATGGTACTAAAAATGCTGCAGTTGCTTTGGATGGGTCTAGATACGTTAGGACAGGCGCAGTCACAGGATCAGTCGCGACTTCAAGCGGTAACTTTATCTTATTTTTAAATGGGCATAAAGGAACAAAGACATATCCTAACACACTGTCAGCATCTTTTGATATAACTTCAAATAAGTATTTTGCCAACAATTTCAATACAGATCCACTTAAAATTGAGGAATCTGGTCACCTTCTTTATACCCACTATGATATTCATAGCAGTGCAGCCGTCGTTACCGGCTCAGGAATGATCGGTGTAGGTTTTAATGCTGACACAAGAACGAGAGCCAATACTCCTGCCGGGAACGAAGATATTGCTTTTGTTTTGACATCATCACTAGCAAGAAATGCTGGTAGTTCAACAGTTCCTAATTACGAAAATTTTCAAGACAGATTTTCTAATGCTGTGTCTCCTTATGTTATATCACAAAAATTTGGTGGTGTCAATAAGAATTTATTTAGAATACACGCACTTTCTGATGGAGCAGCTGCGAATACAAGATTTAAAATATCAATTGAGAACATATCAAGGCGCAATGATTCATCATACGGTACATTTGATTTAATCGTCAGAGACTTTTATGATTCTGATGAACAAAAAGTTGTTCTGGAAAGCTTTAGAAACTTGTCCTTAGACTTGAGCTCAGATATGTTTATCGGTCGTGTAATTGGTGACTTAAATGTCTTTTATGACTTTGATAAAGATAAAATAAGTCAAAAGATAAATGTTACAGGCGACCACCCGATCAGATCTAATTTTATCAGGTTAGAGCTTTCAAATGACCTGAAAAATGGAAACATTGATATTGAAGCCTTGCCGTTTGGATTTAGAGGCCCGCTTAAGCTGAATACGTCAGGATCGATATTTACCGGTCGGCCAGTTAGTACCCACTATGCAAATGCAGACGTCTTTCAGAGAATTGTTGAGCCACCAATCCCATATAGACAAACAATTGCTTTAGAAACGTCTACAAAGAAGCGAGTAAATTCAAAACTTTATTGGGGGATGCAGTTTAATGAAGTAACGTCAATGGCAGAACCTAACAAGCCTTCTTTGTTTAATGAAACTTTTGATAGCTATGTAAAACATTTTCCTACACATAGAACTGCAAATCTTAACTTTGCCACTGCTGGTGATGATTTTAATAACAATCTGTTTAGTTTAGAAAACATAAGTGTTCGAACTGGTAGTACAGCAGAAGGTGGTTTTGCTGATACTGATCAGTGGTTAAGTGCTTCATATGTCAGAAACGGATCAATTGCAGCTAACCCTGCGCTAAAGACCCGTGCTTTTGCTGCTAAAGACTTAGAGCAATCTGCAAACAGGAGATACGCTAAATTTACTTTCTTCTTACAAGGTGGGTTTGACGGTTCTAACATATTCAACGCAGATAAGGCAAAATATACAAATAACGCAGCAAAAAGAGAAATAGATGATTCAGGTCAAGGTGGTACGTCAGGCCCTACTGTTTCAGCGTACAGAAAAGCTGTTGATGTCATGGGTTCAAAGACAGACGTTGATATACAGCTTTTAGCTATTCCAGGAATTAGAGTTCCAACAGTCACTGACTATGCTATATCAGCAATTGAAAATCGATTTGATGCGCTTTACATAATGGACATTGAAGAGAAGAACGCTATTAACAACATCATAACAGGGTCATCAGATAATGTTAGTGTTACAAATACAGTGACTAATTTTAAAAGCAGAGGGTTGGATAGTTCTTTTGCAGCTTCATACTTTCCTGACGTCATTATCAAGGATCCAAATACAGGTGTTAATATAAAGGCACCCCCTTCTGTTGCTGCCCTCGGAGCTTTTGCATTAAACGATGCCGTTGCACACCCCTGGTTTGCTCCAGCAGGTTTTACAAGAGGTGCTTTAGACGCTGTTGAGATGGCATCTGTTAGATTTTCTAGAAAAAACCTTGATGACCTATATGATGTAGATATTAATCCTCTGACAGCATTCCCAGGGACAGGTGTTGTAATATGGGGGCAAAAGACGCTTCTGAGCGATGCATCCTCTCTAGACAGGGTCAATGTTAGAAGGTTGTTAATCGATATCAGGCGTTCAGTCAGAAGAGTTGCAAATACACTGCTTTTTGAGCCAAATAGAGCAGAGACACTGGAGAGGTTTAACTCGCTCGTCAATCCTATTATGCAAAGAGTTCAAGAAAAAGGCGGTGTTGATCGATTTAAAGTTGTTATTGATACAACAACAACAACGCAGGCCGATGTTGAAAACAACACTATTAGAGGAAAGATTTTCCTTCAACCCACTCGCGTTGCAGAGTTTATCGCACTTGACTTTGTTGTAACAAACGCCGGCGCAGAAATTTAGTAAGAGATATATATACTTTAAGGAGATATAAAAATGGCAGAAACACTTAACGTCTCGGACATGCTTCCAAATAAATTTGAGCCAAAACGTCAAAATAGATTTGTTCTGGCGATTGAAGGTATTGATGCATTTCTTGTTCAAACATCAGATAGGCCGAAATGGTCAGCAGGAATGGTTGAACTACCATTTATAAATAGTTACAGAAGAATATCTAATGGTAGAGCAAAATGGGAATCAATCTCAGTTAAGCTTTACGATCCGATCGCACCTTCTGGAGCACAACAGGTCATGGAGTGGATAAGAACTCATTATGAAAGTGTGTCAGGTCGATCAGGTTACGCAGATTTTTACAAAAGAGATATTCAAATAAAGATACTTGATCCAGTAGGGACTGTTGTCGAGTTGTGGGATATTAAAGGTGCGTTTTTGACATCTGTTGATTTTACCAGTCTAGACTATTCAAACGATGGAACCCCAAACGATATTACTTTGTCTATTGACTTTGACAACTGCATACTGCAATTTTAATATCGCAGGTTTCTTACAAATATCAAAGCTTCCTTTTGGAAGCTTTTTTTATTTAACTTGAACAAAGTCTTTGTTATATTTTGTATAGATTTATACAAGGAGTGTGTTAATGTCTAGTAAAAACTCTTTAGATTGGGAAGTTCCGGTAGAAACCGTTCCTATTCCGTCTATGGGCATGATCTACGGTGAAGACTCTTTTTTCTTTAATAAGACAACAGTAGATATTAGGGCAATGACTGCCAAAGAAGAAGATATTCTGCTTTCTCAAGCTTACATTAAAAAAGGCACAGTGATCGATGAACTTATTAAGTCTTGCATCGTAGGGGATGGTTCAAAAATCAACGTTGATGATTTAATTGCTGGAGATAGAAACGCCCTTTGCATATCAATAAGAATAACCGGTTATGGCCCTGACTATAGAGGGACAGTGACGTGCCCAAACTGCGGAGCAATTAATACAAAAAACTTTGATTTGTCGAACTTACCAATCAGACGTCTAGGCGTCAAACCTGTTGTGGAAGGAAAAAATCTTTTCGAATTCAAACTACCTGTTACAAAAAAAGTTGTCCATTTTCGATTAATGACTGGCAGCGACGAGAGGGATAAGCAAAAAGATGAAGAAAACAAAATAAGGGTACTAGGGGAATCAAGTGTAGGGGCAATTACGTCAAATTTTAAACACATGATACAATCTATCGATGGCGTGACAGATCGCGGTAAGATAAACTCTTTTATTGATAAAATGCCTGCTTTTGATTCAAGAAAATTAAGAAATTTTATGGGAGAAATACAGCCCGGCATAGATATGAAAGCCAGCCTCACATGTGATGAGTGTGAGTATAAGTCTCAGGTAGAACTACCGATATCCACAGAGTTTTTTTGGCCCAGTACATAACTGGAGAGAAGACCTTTTAGAAGAGTTTTTTATTCTCCAGACTCATCTCAATATGTCCTACACAGAGGTGAGAAACTTACCGATACAATATAGGCGGTGGTTCATACGCCGTCTAGTGAAACAATCTGAGCAGCAATCTGCTTATGTTAAAACCTCGACACGGGGGAAAGACAATGATTCTACTCCTGAATCCTCAAGCGATATGGGTAAAGTTGAAAAGTTTTTTGCAAAGTTCGATAGCTAGATACTTATCTATATGGCTATACGATATGCTACCAGAGTGATTAATGACAGATGAAGATATTAAAAAAGCTGTAAAGGAAGGAATATCTGAGGGGTTCGCATCAGATAATGTGTCCAGAGCGCTAGAAGACGCCATTAAAGATTCAGAAAAGTCTGAGGGACGACGCCGGCGCAGAAGAAGAACCTCAACCCGACGAGGGGACCGGTCAGCAACTGACGGCGCGGATGAAGATACAATAGTCCCTATAGTCAGTTTCTACAAGAAATTTTATGGTAAAGTTCTTCCCAGACAAATTCAAGATCTATCAAAGACTATTAATAATGTATACTTAAAACCTTTT